GGGGTACTTTGGCATCTGCTGGTATTGGCAATGGTTCTTCCCTTACTAAACGAATGTTGTGGGTGGACGATGGTGTCCCTGTCTTCTCTGCTGGTGCTTCTGCCATCGCTACCGTTCCCCCTGCTACCCCTAAACCTATAAGTAATGCTGTAAAAATCTTTAACATTTATTCTCCTAATCGTAGGTGGATACTGACATCAACTCCTTGACCTGCTCTGGGTATATAAGAAAGCCTTTCGCTGGGTTGTCTGAGTGTTCCGCCGCTACCAACTGTCGAAGTTGAGTGACGTTATGTTTAAGGTAGCGTTTCAATCTGCGTACCTCAATTATAACGAATGCGTTGGGCGAGAACAAATAGACCCACCATTTCGCTTGTGTTACCTGTATCCCACTTGGCTTCCACCCTGTATTACGTGGGTTCTGTTCGTACTCTACGAAGATTCGACCATTACGGTATCTGTCATACTTCACCTCAAAAGAACCCTGACTTAAGTCCGAAAGAAACTGCAAAACAATCTCTTCGCCTTGATGTCCAAACTCTAAATCTTTTGTGAAGTCAAACTGTTTGATGTCGTGTGATGGTACGTAACCTTCGGTACGTTCAGCCACTAGTAGCCTGCTTGCTTCAACAGTTTCACTAAGTCTTCTAAACGGACAAGCGCATACTGGTCAGCAGGGTTGCCATAGTTACGGCGCTTCGCCACGACTATACCTATCTCTGCCTTCGCGTTCACTCGTTCGTTCTCAGCCTCATGTAACCAGCCAGAGAAGTTCAGTGTCTTATGGTTCTTGCATTCCCATACGAGACGAGGGTCTGTTCCAGTGATGTCGCCTTTGTCTAACGTGCCTTGTAGTGTGCGTCGTTCGACGTGAGGGTAGAAGTCTTTGAGATAGTTCACTACGAACGTTTCAAAACTAGTTCCCTTGGCTCGTTCCTTGGACATTCCTCACCTCCTGTTGTAGCAGTTGGCGAAGTAAAGCACTACGTCCTACGCCACGCTGTTGGCACAACTGTGTCAGCACCTCGTGTTGCTGTGCGGTGATACGCAACGCAATCATCTTGACTGAACGGTCTTTGCCTGTTGGGTCTACTGTTCGTTTCGCAGCCATCACAATCCTGTCTTAAGAATGGTGAACGCATCACGCAAGAGTGGCAACTGTGACTGCATGATTACCCCGTCCCAGTTGAGTTGGGCTTTAGATGCAACGATGGCTGGGTCTAAACCAATCTTGTCGCAAGCATCCACGAATTGTTTTACCTGTGACTGGGTGAGTGCCTTGTCTGCTTCGGGTTCTGCTGGTGTCTCCACCTTTGCAACCTTTGGCACTACTGCCTTACTACCGACCTGTGCTTTGGCGGGTGCATCGTCTGACTCCCACTCCTGCTTCGTCCATAGTGCGAGGCATACACCGAAGCGCATAGCCGCATTACGAATAAAGTCGGACACAAGTTCCTTGAGTAAGTCAGGCTTTGATGCTTGGACTGAGCCGATACCGAGACGGCGTACACCGTGAATGGTCATCCATCCAGCCATGTGTGCCATGCCATTCTCTACACGGTACGCAGGTAGCCCGTCATTATCAAAGGCAACTGGTTCCCATGTCCACTCCGTAGAAATTTCTAGGAGCATCTTGGTAACGTCCGCATGCCCAACAAAATCGAGCGAGGTTCCACCGCGGGGTAGTTTGCCAACAATCTTTGGGTCTGGTACGCCATACTTGCCGAGTACTTCTTCTAGTTTCATGCCTTCTCTCCCTTGAGTAATAGTGTTCTGTTGGTTACTTGCTTACTGTATTTGTCTGCAATTGCTGGCTCTAAAGCCTTCAATGATTTGATGTCAAGTGACTGCCACGTCTTGCCTTTCCATGTGGCAACCATCGTGCCGTTCACCGTAGCGTATTCATTCTGCCCAATCAAATCGCAGAGTTCTGCTTTCAACTGGTCCTCAATGACGCTCAGTTCCTTGACCTGTTTCTTTACTTGCTTGAGTCGGGTGACCAAGTCAAGAGTGTCAGGTGGCAGTTCAATCGTGGTGTCCGTTGGACGTTGGTAGCGGGTCGTGATGGTTTCGTACGACCACTTGACACCTTCAGGTGTGATGCCCAAATCGCAGGATGCCAGCCACTTTCCGACTGCTTCAATGTGCTCATTCTTTTCTCCTTCGCTAATCATTTGTTCGTGTATATAGAAACTCATGCTTGAATCAAACACACCCCATGTCACCTGACTTACGTCAGCACAGATGGCTTGCTGGATGCCTTGGATACGCCAGTAGTCGGGCAGTTCGCCTGACCATTCGCGGTTCATGGTTTTGATTTCAAGTATTTTGCGGTCATCACCGTTCTCATAGAAGCCGTCAAGGGTGGCAATCATTCGCGCACCGTTGTCAGTTTCACAAGCAAACATTTCTTCGGGTGTGAAGAACTCAATGCCTGTTCGGTCTATTGCCCATTTGATACAGAGTGGTTCAAGGTCGTTGCCACGGGTCATTGCCCATGTTGGCGGGATAGGTGCAGGGGGTATGTCACCTAACAGTTCTGCAGCGTACTTGTCCATCGGAACAAATGGGTGTAGCCCGTAGATTGCGGCTACTGCTGATGCTGATACTCGTTTACGTTTCTGTTCATCCCAGAAGCGGATGTCAAGCCAATCTTGTTCTCCGTGTGTGGGTTTGGTAATGCGATAACGCTTCATTTGCATGCGTTTCCCTTCGTTGTAAGTTGATGTGGTTCACCTTACAAGCAAGTAATACTGTATGTCAAGTATTATTTGGAAAAACTTTTAGGGTCTTTACCATCGCCACAGGGATGCACAACACACCATCCACGTCATCGCTATCTGTTTTAGATTGGTAAATGGTTACATGGTCGGGTTTGCCACCTAGTTCTACTGCTAGCAGGAACCCGCAACTTGTCACCATGCATGGGTCTTGGTCGATGTCGTCTAGTGGTGTCCATGTAGATGTCGCGGCGTGCGCGTCCATCCATGTGACCATGACTATCGGGTGGGTTAGCCCTTCTTCCATGTCACGAGTTTACTGTCTCCCGCGGGCGCGAGGATGCGGTGAGCAAGCGGTCTAGTTCGTTGAGTGCGCGGAAGAACTCATCTTCTTCGGGACGGGAAACCCTTGCGGTTACTAGGTATTTGCGGATTGTCTCTAGCGTTTGGCGAGTCATAGGACCGACCAAGATACCAGCCTATTGAATTGTCTTGCGATTAGCGCGGATGATTTTTTACGTGGTCACCCAATTGGTCAGACACTTTGTCAATCTTGTACTCAACAGAACCCTGCTTCTTGTACACCATCTTCAACATGCCCATCACCACGTCATGGTCTTTCGCGTTTTCTTTTCTGAACTGCTGCAACAGAACTGTTAGCAAACCGCCAACACTAGACACAACAGCAGCAAGAAAGACAGCCCAGCCAGCGTCCACATTAGACTGCTTTGCTCGCTAGGTAATCAAGAACACGTTGCGGTTTCGCATCACCACACACGTAACGCAAATGCCACGGTTCACTTGGCACTACTTCCCATGAGAAACCAAAAGAAACAGCGTTAGCCTTCAACCATTCAAGGCGCTTACCGTTAGCGTTAGCAATGTCAATGGCAATGCCGAGGTTATGCTTCGAGGTACCAGGCACCGCCAACATCGCCATGCCTTTCTTCAGATACCATGCTTTGCCCTGATAGATACGAGGCTTCTGACCTGCAACTACATTGGTGGTGTATCGCTGGAAGAATCCGTACTCTTGAACCGCAAGTGTGCGATATGTGTCCGCTGGGCTTGTTGGACTAAGGTCAATTCCTTCAGCGTTTGCTGCCGCATCCATCGCCTCGTATGCGTCTGCGGCGCAATGGTGCAACATTCCTTTGCCTTCAATCTTGCGAAGAAGTTTCGGAGAGAGTTCACCAGGCTTCGCACCCTTAAGGCATGAGCAGAGTTTGACATCAATGATTGGTAGGTCGTTGCCTGCCTTCTTCTTCAACGCCATTACTCGGCTACTTCAGGCTTAGCCTTAACTGCACCCGTGAATGCAAGTTCGATTTCCTCTTTACTGAGTGAACCGTCAACGCTGAAACGCAACAACTTCTCAACTACTTGGGCGCATGCCATGATGCCTGCGAGTGCTGCTGACTTCCATAGTTCTACACCAATCAAAGCGCCACCAGCAACAGCCGCGAGTGCGGATGAGCCGAACAATGCAACGATACGGAACATGATGTTTTGAAGTTTTGCCATGACTAGTCTTTCTTAGATAGGGTTAGTGACGAGTGTACCAAAACAACAACGCCTGTGATAAGGGTTGCCTGTCGTAAGGTAGGACCAGAGAGGGTAATCAAGACCATGCCTGTACCTGCCCATGTCCATGCGTTATCTGCTAGGTAGTCCAAGAACTTTCTCATTAGCGTCTAATTCTAGTACCTGCGGCGGCGAGGGTTATCCCTGCCGTGACCGCGATAAGGGTTCGGCGTTCTCCGACTGGGATGTTTGAGCCAGTAGGGGTGTAGTCGTCTAAGCCTTCGCCAAAGATGTCAATGGTGTCCTCGAATTCTTCCCTAATTTCGGTAGGTGCAGATTCGATAGCGGCGATAAGTTCTTCGGTCTGTGCATCGGACAGTTCGGCTACGTCTAACGCCTCAAAGATTTCTTGCGCTTGTTCGGTGCTAACTATTGCAAGCACTTCGGGGCTGGAGGCGAGGGCGGTTGCCTGCTCTTGGGATGGTTCCTCAGCAAGCAGGGATTCGATGACTTGTTCAACTTGTTCTGGGCTGAGTTCGGCTAGGGCTTCTACGAGGGCTTCTGTGGTTTCTGCCTCTGCTATTAGCGAACCCACTTCCTCGTCGCTTAGAGGGGCTTCTAGAGGGGTCTCAGGCTCTTCTGGCAGGGTTGTGTCCACGACTGGTTCTTCGCTAGTGTCAGGGGATGGCTCAGGACTTGGCTCAGTTGTTGTGGTTGTTTCTTCGGGAAGCGTCTCCTCTGGCGTGGCTTCCTCTACTGTCGTTGTTGTGGTGCCTGTCTCGGTTATCTCTGGCTCTTCAGGAACGGAAGGCTCAACAGGTTCTGGCTCGGATATTTGAGGCTGTGTAACAGGTGTTGGTACTGGCGGTGGTTCTGTTGTGGTCGTCGTTGATTCTGTTGATGTTGTTTGGGGTACGGAAGTACTGGTAGTTGTTGAAGATGTACTCGTAGTTGAAGTGGTGCTAGTCGTTGATGTGGTACTAGTTGAAGAAGAAGTGCTAGTTGAGTTCGCCACAGAAGTTGTTGTCTGAGGCACAGTCGTTGTTGTTGTGGATGTTGTCGTCTGAGGGACCGTCGTTGTCGTAGTTGAAGAAGTAGTAGTTGTTGTAGTTGTTTCTGGAACTGTCGTAGTAGTCGGGTTGGTGGCAGGGACAGTCGTTGACGGGACAGTAGTAGTAGAGGTCGTCGTTGTCGTTGATGTCGTGGATGTTGTTATAGATGCCCATAACGACAGGTTACTGATAGTTAGATGACCTGGCGCACAGCAGGTGTCTATCGAATACTGGCGGAACATGAACACATCACCCTCATTAACGGGGACAGACAGCGAACCAGTCGCATTGTTCTGTTGTGTAATCAAGGTGTATACGCCGTTGATGCCGTACTGTGGCGGGTCATACACCCAACCATCAGTCGTCTGATACGCCCACTCAAAATCTATTGTGTCTACATCAGCGGGGATTGTGGTCTCAATCTTCACCCAATGAGCAGCACCAGAACACCCACCCTGGTCGGGACCATGCAAGATAATCGTGTCATCAATTACTTCGATTGAACCTGATGTTGGGCATGACTGGCTGTATGTCCATTCACCTAGCGTGTCGGCTTTAGCAGGCTTTGCAAATAGCGCAAAGACTATTGCGGGAATGATAATTAGCCATTTACTAGACAACCGTGAATGAGCCATTGGAAACCCATCGGTAAACCGTGTATGAACCATCAGTATAAATAGACGCTGTTCCTGTGCTTGCTGTTATGCGTGAGTTTTGTGAAGTCAAAATCTTTACAACAACAACTCCGCTTCCACCTGCGCCACCTGGAGATGGGTTTCCGCCACCGCCACCTTGTCCACCGTCACCGCTACCAGCGGGACCAGCAGCACCACCACCCGATGCAGCACCACCACCACGCTTATATGTTTTAGAAATGTTTGCTGTTACGTTTTCAAAGTTTGTTTGTAAACCAGGACTACTCCATGTATTTGCGGTGAAGATACCGTTATCGCCGTTAAATGAAGCACCTGTGCCACCAGTTCCAGCAGTACCCGTTGGATAACCATTTGAAGAACCGCCACCACCATTTGCAGAAAGATTGAAACCTGCTGAGTAGTAAATACTGGAGTTACCACCAGCAGCAGCAGGACTTGCACCAGTGTTTCCACCACCAGCACCAACTGTAACCGTGTATGTTCCGCCACCAGGAAGAGTAGTTCCAGTGAAATCTCTAGTGACACCACCACCGCCACCACCAGGCGCAGATGCAGCAACCGAACCGTTGTTAAATCCAACTGCACCACCACCGCCGCCGCCCACGACGAGGTATTGGATAGATGGGTAACTTAGAGCCGAACCAGCCCTTGTTGCTGTAGCAGAGTTAACAAAACCAGCCCTTGTTGCAGTAACAGAAACAGTCGCAGAAGCACCAGCGCTCAATCCACTTACTGTGACTGTCGAACCAGACCTGCTTGCAGAACCAGCAGTTGTTGAAAGCGTATACCCATTAGCCGCGTCATAGTTGGTAATAGTAAATGAAAATGCGCCAACGGCAGAAGTAGCCGTGCTCAGTGTTGGGGTATCCAACTGGCTGAACGAAGTACCCGACACCGTTCCCGAAGCAGACTCAAACCCGCTACGAGTAGTAGTCACCGTCACCGTTGAAGAAGCAGCATTACCTAAACCAGACTGAGTAATAGTGCTAGTCGAAATAGAAACAGAACCAGCAGTAGTCGTAGCAGAATAAGTAAACGCCGCATTATAGTTTGTGATGGTCGCTGACCAACCACCAGCAGCACCAGTAGCAGCCCCCATCGTTGGTGCTACACCGCTATATGTTCCGCCAACGCCAGCAACAACGAACATGATTAGGCAACTACGTTGCCGACAACAACCCATTCGTCGGTGGCAAGTTTGACAATCGTAGCCATCGCATATGCTGCACGAGTTTTAATACGCGATGCTTCGCTTCGCAGAGTCACACCAGCACCACCAGCAACGGTTACTTGACCCGCACCAATTTGCAAAATGTTTATCTGAGTTCCCGTTGGAAAAGCAACAGATGAGTTTGGTGGGATGGTTGCTGTAATAGCAGAACCATTATTAAACGTAACAAGTGTCGCTGAGTCAGCCAAAACAAACGTATATGACGTACCAGTTTGTGCGTTAGGTGTACCTAGTTCGCCTTCATACTGCCACTTGACACCATTGGTTGCCGCT